TGCACCGTGATTTTTTGAGTGAGCGATTCGGCTTTTGCCTTGAGGCTGTCTGTTTCTGACCCGAACAACTTTGCTTTCGTCGCTGCCGTCGTATATTCCGCAGACAAGACTTTCATCTGCGATGCTGCCGATTTCATTTGTGATTGATAACTGCTCGAATCTGCCGATATTTTGACGCTTGTATAAGCCATTCGGTCGCCTCCTCTCTTACTGATTTTCGTTGATTGTATCTAATTCAAATTTTAAGTAGTCCAACAACGTGACAATGTTCTCTTTCATGCATTGACTGTATGAGTTTTTCAATAGCCGAATCGCAATTTTCACAACACGGTCAACAATTTCCCCGCAGACTTTCCATTGATTTTCCTCCGGTTGTTCATCCTCGTCCTCATATCCGTTTTCACGGTCATAGTCATCGAATGCGGATGCCTCTTTTTCTACCTGTTCAACCTCGACAATGCTCAACATCTTCTCTGCAACAATGTTCTGCATGATGAAATGAACCGTCTTGATTGCCGTCAGAAATTCAACTGCATCAATCTCCCCAACTGCTGCAAGCGACAATTCATTCCCGAACATCTCCTGCATTATCTTTTTGTTGAAAAACATCACTCCGGAGAATTTCTCCGTGTCATTCTTTTCCATGAGACTGATGTATTTTTTATACTGTTCTACCGTTACGGAATTGATGAAAAGTCTCTCACCTCTGCAAGTGACCTCGATTTCCGGTATCACTTGCCACTCTGAAAATTTTTCTCGATGTTCTCCATTCTCTTGGTGAGTTCGTTTGCAATTCCCATGTCGATGAACTGGAACTCAAGAATCAAACCTGCTGCATCAAGTCCGGTCTCCGGATTCTTTAATTCCTCAACGGTGAACTGGTCTCCGTATGCTTTGCAGATAAAAAGACCCATCGCCTCAATGTCCTGCTTTGAATATCTCTGTTTTGCGTCGATAACCTCTGCAAGTTCGAGATATTCCGTGTATGTGTCGATTGACATTTTCGGCATTGTAAACTCTTTGTCATTGACTATAATTTTTCTTTTCATGATTTATCCTCCTGTTATATGCCCTCTTATTAGCCTAAACCGCCGTTTTTCTCCTGCACTTTGCTGAACCATGCCTTGATTGCCTCTGCTGCCTTTGTGTCTCCGGAAACGAGGTTTGATTCGTCGACCGAAATCTCATACGCATTGTCAAGACTTCTCTCATAGAATGAACCCTTGATGCTCTTTGTTGTCGGAGACAATTTGCCCTCTTTTGTGCTCGCCTCCTCACTGATGCCCTCTGCAAACTTTCCGGCGTATAACCATTTGAAATCATACTTTCCGTTGAGTTTTCTTTCTCTCCATCCGACAGCAACCTCCGGTGCTTTGTCATCCGCAGTCTTTACAAGAAAACCGTTCTCGTATAACTGACCGAAAAGAATCTGTCTGTCCTGTGGTGCAAGTGCATTGACCTCAAGTTCGATTTCTGTTCCCTCATAGGAATTGATGACTTCCTCTGTTCCATCGTCAGAGTAAATCTTTTCAGAACTCCACTTTTCGTCAACCTTTGCTTTGATTGCTCTTGCCAGTTTGACCGGAGTTTCTGCAACGTATGCTTTCGCATCGTTCTGTGTGAGTTTTGCGATGTAGAAATCTCTACAACCGCAAGTTCTACTCCTCACAATCTTCTGTTCTGTGCCGCTAACCTGTGTTACTGTTTCGCTCATGTCTATTCCTCCATTTCATAAAACTTTGAAAACCTTTGTGCTTTCATATAGATTCCGTCCTCCGGCTTTGAATCGTCTCCGTTCCTGCCATCAAATGAGAAATCATTTTCTTTCATGAGTGACTTGATTTCTCTCGCAAGTTCAACCTCGTCATTCTCTGAAAATATAGTGACCTGCACTGACAGCATCACTCCCTCTGCATCATCGTCCGAAAAATTCTCGTCGTTTTCTCCCAAATCCCACAATGTCACATGTCTGTCATGGATGTTTTTGTCATACCATCCTTGCATCACAATGATCCTCCTGTCTGATATTGGTTTCAATGCGTCGGATGCATCTTTGATGATGTCCGGACTGCTGCTCATGCTCTCACCTCATTTCAATGTGTTGTCTAAATAGGATTGATATTCCTGTTCTGCGATTTTTTGCAGTTCCGCATCTGCCTCACGCCCTGTTGCGTAAATAAATTCTTGAGGCGGTCGATAGATAGTACCCCAGTTTATGAATTTCACATAAAAGTGTTCGCTATTGTCCGACTTTTCCCATCCGACATCTGCTGTTGCTCCTGTGTCTTTCATTTTGACTGCTCCCATCGGTATGCTGTCCGCTGCATGTGATGTCACGGACGACTTTGAACCGAAACCTCTACCGGATAATTTGATGTCTGCCGATTTCGGAATTTTGCCGGACATGATGTTTTTCACAACTGGTTCGCTTTGCTTTACAATCTTTTGATTGACCTCTTTTATGTCCTCGTCGCTTGCTGCGTCCTCAAATGCTTTCATAAGTTCTTTCAAGCCTTGAAATTCCATTTCGATTTTCACTGCATCACCTCCGGTGTCAGATTATGACACTATGCTCCCGCTCTACATTTCAACTGATATTTCCTGTCGTCTGTGAACATCGGACACGCATCATATATCTTGAACTCAACGCCTTTATATACTGCGTAGAACTCTTTCAGATTCAATCTGATTTCCTCCATCTTGTCGCAGGCTCTCGTTTCAAACATGATTGTGTTCTCAAGACCTATCTGCAACGCATTGTATTTTTCATTTGTTCCCAAACTCTTGACATCACACCAACATGAGAAAAACTCCTTTTCCTCCTGCTGTCGTCTACCGTCAACAACACTTGTTGTCTTGCGAATTATCTCGATTCTGCCTGTCATTCTGCTGCACCTCCGTATATTTCTTTCAATAGCATGGAAGAAACGGCAGCGGATAGCGTTTTCGTGTCGCTCCGGTACTTGTCACGGTTGTCGTACAGTTCTTTCACGGACATAAATGCAAGCAGTTTTTGACGGCTTGCGAGGTTGTTCCGGTCGAAATTCGGAATCAGTTCCGTCATTTCATCCAGTGTCGTGTCAAGCATCAATTCAAGGATTTCGATGTCGTCATCATAGTCGATATGACAATATGTCTTGCATGTAGCAATCAGACCGCCTCTGTACTTCTCTTTTTCTTCATCCGTCATGTTCTCACCTGCTTTCAATAGCAGGACGGATTCACCGCCCTGCTGCCATATTACCCGTTGATAACTTCTGTAATCTGGCCCTTGATGACTGCTCCCTTGTCAACAGGCTGCACATCGAAACGGTCACGCACCTTGATTCCGGTCATGTCCTTATCCCATAAACCCGCACCTTTGTCATTGAGGTCGATTGTGAGGACGTTTCTGTCAAAGAGTGTGACTGCCTCTTTTAAGTCACCGCAGAAAATAGGATGCTTGTACCCGTCGATTGTGTGACCATCGGTGTTCATAATCTTCTCGGATGCAAGAGTTTTCTTTGATAATTTGATGATAGGATATTCACCGAAAAGCATCTTTCCCTTTGTCTGCTGTGTCGGGTCTTTCTGTAAAATATAGTTGCCGTCTTTATCCTTTAACTTGTCAAGGTAGTTGAAACCGCTCTGATTTGTGATAACAACTGCATTGTCAGCGATTGCAGGGTCTAACTGCTCATTGAAAATATCCTTGAGGCTGTCAAGGTTCTCGACTGTGACCTCTTTCCCTTTTGTCATCTCATTGAGTACCTTGAGAATCATTGCGTTACGGGTTGCCTTTGTTTTCTTGGCAATCCATTTGTTGATGTATGCCATGATGTTGGATGCTGTGTCCTCAAGTAACTCTGCTGTCATCTTGAGGATTCCACCCTTTTTCTTTACCTTGTACTCAATCGGTAAAAATTTCGGTTCGTCCATCTCCGGAAAATCCGCAGCCTCGTCAACATTGTCAAATGGTGTTGATTCTGCATCAACCTCAATGTTTCGTGTTCCTGTCTTAGTTGTTACGCCCTCGACATTGACATACTGTTCAAGGTTGTCGGATGAACGACGCAACTCGATGATGTCTGTTCTGATGTCCTCCGGAATTGTCACGCCGATTCCGACCTCTCCCTCACTTCCTGCGGTTGTGTCGGATGTGAGTGCATCCTTGTACACCTTGATGTCTGCCTCGTCTGCCTCTTTGTGCAGGAATCCGGCTTTGACAATGTTGACAAATGATTTCACGATGTTCTTTTTGTCCGGCTTGACATCCCCGCCGACCTGCTTTGCAGTTCCATCCTTGACCTTGTTCTCGATGCCGTCCTGCTCGTCCTCGTCTAAATCATAGAGGAGGTCGAATCTGTTCTGTAATTCTACGAGTTCCTCCTTTGCTGCTCTTGCCTTGTCGAGTTTTCCATCGTTCACAAGGCTCTTGACTTCATTTTTCTTGTCGTTAATCTGCTTTAATAACTTCTGTAATTCCTTATTCATGACTTTCTGTCCTCCATTTCTTACATACCATAAAGGTATAAATCATCAAGAATCTGCTGCTTTTCTGCCTCGATTCTCTGTTTCTCTGCCTCTGCTGCTGCATTGTTCCGGTTTTCCAATTCCGCAATTACCGCATCGACAATGTCCTTTGTGTCGATTCCCTTGAGTGCCTCCGGAATATTGTTGTATTTCTCGAAAAAGTCAGATGCACACGCTGCAACTGCTGTCTTTTCCTCGATTTCAACATTGAAATACTGTTGCATCTTCTTACTGTCGAACCATGTCTCATTGCTCATGAGAGATTGAATTTTGTCTCTTGTGACACCCTCCTGCACATGTTCCATGTAGACATCAAGAATTGAATCCTCGCAGAGATTCAACTGCTTTATGACTGCCTTGAAATCGTCTGCATTTCCGTACGCCATGCATAACGGTTTGTGAATCATCGCTTGAGCACCTGTTGCGAAATGCAGTTCGTCACATGCAAACATGATGACTGATGCAATGGATGCAGCCATTCCGTCAACATATCCGACTTTGTGTCCGTCATATCGCTTTAACTGGTTGTAGATTGCTAGTCCTGCAAATACATCTCCACCGCCGGAATTGAAATAGATGTCAATGTCCTCATATCCATCTAACTGGTTGAGGAAATCTGCGATGTCCTGCGGACATCTGTCCTCCTCATACCACATAGATTCCCATGTCGCTGATACAATGTCACCGTAGAAATACAAGGAACATCTGCTCTGCTCCTCGTCCTGCTCTAAATCCAAATAGCCGACATTCTCAACTTTTCCGCTGCGTTTATTTTTCTTTGTGAAATCAAAACGTCTTTTCTTTGCCATGCTTATTCACCTCCCTCCTCGTCAGTCTCGTCCTCTGCCGTGTCGGTTTCGTCCGGTTCTGTTGCTGTGTCCGGCTGCTCTGTGTCCGGCTCTGCTTCTTCCGGCTGCTCCGGTTCTTCGGTTTCATCCGGTTCGGATGCACCTTTCAAATATGCTGCTCCCGCCATAGTCAACGGAACGATGCTGCCATTTGCAAGCAGGACATCGCCTCCCTCCGCATCTTCCATGTCGAGTTTACGTCTTGCCTCATTCGGTTTGATAATCATTCCCCCGACACCGTTTCTCAAATATTCCATCTGTGTTTTTGAATCGGTGCGGAACAATACCTTTTCGTTGAATTTGTAATAATACCCGTCGTCTGCATCTTCATCCGGCAGCATCTTGAAATTGATTTCCTCCTCATACTGCTTGATGATGAACAGTTCTGTGTCGACGTAAAATGATAACTGCTGCATCTCGCTGTTACTGTATGACGACTTTGAATAGTCGTTGATTTGATTCGGTTTTACCCCGAACGCTCCGGCAATTTGCAGGGCGTTATATTTTTTCAGTTCAAAGAACTGTGAATCTGTCAGTTTGATGTCGAGAGGTGTGAGTTTCATCCCTAACGGAACGGGCAGGATTTTTCCTGTATTCTTTGCCCCGCTGCCGAACTCCTCAAACGACTTGACGAGTGCTGTTTTCGCTTTTTCGTTCAGTTCTCCGGTATATTCAAGAGTTGCCTTTGCTGTCAGACCGCTCTCATATAAGTTGTTCATGAACGCCTGTGATTCGGACGCACCTGCAACCGTATCTCTCAATATCTGCTGCACTGGTAGTCCTGTGATTCCGTCAAAACTGAATGATGTTTTGAAGTGCATGACCTCGTCTGTGCTGAACACATATTGACGACCGGATGTCGGGTCTGTGTAGACGTACCACAAACGCCCCACTCCTGCGAATATTCCCGCATCGTCAACGACTATCTGCACACAATTTGACTGCATGACCCACAAATCAACGATTTTGATTTCACCGCCGTATTTCTTGCGGTCAAACTTCTTTCTCATGTACACATAGGCGTTTCCGTAATGGTTGCGGTTGATTTCAACCGTGTTCCAAAATGTCGTTGGTGTCATAAACGGATTCGGTCTTTTTGAGAGCAGCTTTGAGGCGTCCGTTGCCTCTGCCTCAATGATTCCCTTGTCCGTTTTCTGATAATATTTGATAGGCATTTTCGCAAGGGTCTCCGACAACATCTTGAGACATGTGAAATATGTGACCTCTGATGTCGGTTTCCCTTTTCTTTTCAGTCCTATCCTCTCAAGGAACGACGGTGAGTTCAGTATCACAACGCCTCCGCTGTCCTGTGGTTCTCCTCTCCACCAATTTGAAATTTTCACTCCTAATCTCTGAAACGGATTCATTTATTTCTCACCGCCTTTCTTCATGTATTTTTCAAATTGCTCAAGCCATTCATTGACAGTTTCATTCACATCCGGACGGTATTCCTCTTTCATTGCGTGTTTCCATGCGTCAATGATAGCGTCAATCGGGTCTATTCTCTCTGTCGTGATGTCTTTGTCAATTTTTATTTCGCCGTAGTTGTTTGAGATGGTCTTTGCGTTTGCGATAGACCACACAAGCAAGCCATCGGCAGGAACAACAATCTTGTTTCCCTCTTTTCCGACCTCTACTCCCTCGATTTCCACGTTGCCCGCCAAAATCTCAAGTCTGAAATCGACCGTCGCATCGTTCAACTCTTTCGCTGTCTGTGTAACAGAGATTGAATCGAATCCCAACGCCTCAAGGTCTGACAGGAACGCCGATGCGTTGTGCGGGTCATAACATATCAACTGCGGTTTGAGGTCGTATTCTTTCACCAAATCCTCAAGATATTTGATGATGTATTTGTAATCTGTCTTTATTCCTCCCAGTGTCTCGGTCACTGTCACAAGACCCTTTTCAATCCATACGTCATAAGGTACTTTGTCGGTCTTGATGTGTTCATCCACCCTTGAGGACGGAATGAACGAATGTGTGTGTACAAAATATTTCTTTACTCCGTCAACCATGAACGGAATCACGATTGCGATTGATGTCAAGTCGCCTCCGGATGACAGGTCGACCCCGACATAACACTTTGACCCTCTGAAATCCTTGAGTGATTTCAGAACGGCACATGCTTTCCATTTTGCGATGTCCTTGATATACAGTGAATTTGACCACTGCATCCACATATTCAACTGCTTTACGAGGAAATCTCTCAAATCCTCCCCGCCCATATCACGGGCGGTATGTGCAATCGGTATGAGGTTTTCAAGAGCATCCATGTCAAATTCAAGAATTGGGTTTGCTTTTATCCAGTTCTCCGGAACATATCTGTCGTCATGTTCGTCCATCTGTGCGATATATACGAACTGACTGTCGTTTTCAAAAACGCCCTTTAACAAATTGCAGCAATATTCATACAATTTATAACAGGGTGATTTGAGGTCGAACCCTGCTGTCGTGATGACCGAAATCAACGCTGACTTGAGTTTCTTGATACCTCCCTCAAGCAGCTTGTACATCTGATTCGTCTTGTGTGCGTGATACTCGTCGACAATTCCCAAATATGCACGGTGTCCGTCAAGTGACTTTGTATCACCGGACAGCGCTTTGATTTCTGAATGTGTCAACAGGCAGTCAATCGTGTGGTTGTGGTCATGCACTTTGAACCATTCCGACAAATCCTCGTCCGAATTGATGAATTTTGCGACCTCGTCAAAAACAATGTTCGCTTGGTCTTGCTTGGTAGCCGTACAAAAGATTTTTCCGTACTTGTACCCGTCAAAATTCCCGTAATAACATGCCAAAATACCGTTGATGAACGATTTTCCGTTCTGTCTGCCTAATTGCACGTAGGACGTTCTGAACCGTCTGTATGATTTTTCCTTTGTTCTCCACCCGTTGAGTGACCCTAAAATAAAGCACTGGAACGGATATGCGGTCACATGCTCGTTTTCTTCGCCCTCTGCAATGGTCAATTCCTCTGCAAAATTGATGATTTCCTCTGACTTTTCAACGTCGAAATAGTATTTGTACGGTGCTGCTTTCGATTTCTCAATGTCGTCGAGGTGTCTTTGACATGCAAGTCGGACATATTCTCCGGCTGTTATCTTGCCCGAAACAACATCAAGGGCGTATTGTGTGCAGCGGTCTTGTGTTTCTCCTGCTTTCGCCATACCTTAATTTGCATATTTCGCAAATTTATTCTCCGGCTTTTGCTGCTGCGGTTTCGGTACGACCAAACGGCAGCGTGAGGAGACTGTTAATCCGAAATCCGATGCTCCCTGTCTGCACTGTTTCATGCAGCGGTCTTGAATAATCATGAGACGCTCACGTTCACCGTTCACGACCTGCCTTGTACCGACCTGCACACGTTCTTTTTCTCCCGTGTCCGGATTCGTCTTTGTCTCATATACCGGAACATCCTCCATCAATGGAGTTGCTCTGATTTGCTGCGTGATTTCGATGTACTGGTCTTGTGCAATGAGCAATCTCGCCAGTGCATCGCAGTCAACATTCGCAATCAGTTTGATTTCAAGTAATTCTTTCGCAATCTTCCGGAACTTTTTCTTTTGCTCCGGTGTCAAATATGACGGAGGTTTCACTTTGTTGTTCGGTGCTACAACCTCGGCGTTTTTTCGTGCCTCAATTTCTGCTTTTGTGAGGTGTTTTCGCCCGTTCATAACAACCAAATCCGTGGGTTGTCTCTGCCCTGCCATGTAGCAACAAACCCCCTTTCCGTCAACATTTCAGTGATTTTGTGTCACATTCTGACACCCCTTTCGGATGTACCTTTCTGCTGAAATTCCCGTGGGGAGTTTTCTCCAAACAAAAGAGGGGGTGCGACTAGAAATGAATCGCACAAAACTTTTTTATATCCCCCTGCCTCTCGAAAGTGGTACTCAATCAGTGATCTCAACTGTTTCTGTGTTGCTCTCATGCTCGCTTTGCTCTGCTTATACAGAGCCGTGATTGTATTGTGTGTTTTATGATTGAGAGGTATGAGGTTGAACGGATTCAAACGCTGCTCCCAGTCGTCCTCAAGTTCAACGATATGGTGAACAGGATTGCATGTGAGTAGTTCATGTTCGACATATAATGCGTATATATCTACGTTGTCATAGACCTCAATGATACGTTCCCGCATCGCCCGCCATTCCTTTGATACATAGAACTCCGCTGCTCTCTCGTCTCGCCGTGTGTTGTTGTATATCATGTGTCTCGACTGCTGCTGCCGTTCACATTCCTCGCACATCTTCATCGACTGCGGAATCAGCTTGCCACACCTGCATGATTTCAAAAGCATCTGTGTTCTCCTCTCTTTCTTGGTTCTCCTGCTTTGTTATCCACAAGAGGCGGGCAGTTATGCACATTACTGTGTATACTTACCCGCATATAACAGGAGGGCAAACAGGCAAGAAAAAAGCGACTGCATATCTGCAATCGCTCAACTCAACTGTTCACGCTAACATATTAGCACTTTCATTTCGTCTTTTGTTCACCCACTTTTCACCCCTATTTTCACCTTCATTTCACCCTGTTTTCACTCCGTTTCTATCGTTTTCAATCGCTTTTGCACCAAATAATTTGATTGACAGACGTTGAATCATAACCTTGCACCACTTTTTCGGTGAGTTGCGTCCGCAGCCTGTCTCCCTCACTATATCCTCGTATGTTTTGCCCTTGATATATACCGCCTCAAGTGCGTCATACTTGTACCCCTCACCTGCTGCCTCTGCATCTTCTTTTAGCGATGCAAGAGCCTGTTTGAGATGCTCGAACAGAATGACCGTCTCTGCACGGCACTCTCTGACTGATTGCAGAAACGCTCTCTCTGCTGATATGTTGTATTTGCTTATGTTTGGCACTTGAGAGGTCTCTGACACTGCCTCTTTGATGTATCGTTCCATTTCACGATAGTTTTCGAGATATAGCAGGGTTTTGTCAATGACTGTCTGCTCCTTTTCCTCTTTCATGCTTTCTCCTCGCTTTCTGCTTTCGTCTCATAGGCAGACCGTGCATTTTACGCCAGTTATTTGTATCTCGGCGATTTGTGCATCCTTGCGAACCGCTCATTTTCATAATTGCCGTTTTTACCTGCTCCGCTGTGACCCCCGTTTGCATGACCGCCTCGACGAACTGTTCTGCTGTTGTCTTTGCTTTGATTTCCGGTTTTTTATATTCCTTTTTTTCTGCGATGCCCTTATTAACTGTTGCTTTATCTGCTGCCTGTTCGATCATGTTTGAGATTTCTTTTTCTGTCTTTCCGGCTTTTCTAAAATGCTCAATCACGCTTTTCACGATGCTCATAATTCCCATATTATCACGCTCCTCCTTTCCGTTTACGCAAAAGGGAGTTGTTCGTCAACGCCGTCCGGAATATTCATGAATCCGTCTCCTGCATCCGTATAATCTGCATTTTGTCCCTGTTCTCCCGCTGCTTTCTTACTTTCCGCAAATTCCTGTTCCTCAATCACAACATCTGTCGTATAAACCCGCTGTCCGTCTCTGTTTGTGTATGAGCCTGTCTGAATCCTGCCTGTGACAACGATTTTCGTTCCCTGTTTCAAATGTTTCTCTGCAAATTCGCCATTTCTGCCAAATGCAACGCATGAGATGAAATCTGCGGACGGTTGCCCGTCCCGCTGCCCCCAACGATCAACCGCCAGAGTGTAACGTGCCACGCACATGGATTCCTGCGAACTGTTCTGCTGCGTATATCTGACATTCGGGTCTCTTGTGAGTCTCCCCATCAATATGACTTTATTCATTTGCCGTTCCCGTCCTTTCTCTCTGCATCACATACTCATTTTGCATCTTCTGCAATCTGACGAGACCTTTTTTGAACTCAAGATCATCGCCATTCATGCAGACATCGAATATTTTCTCATAATCAACAATGTGCATCTTGATGAACTCTGCCTCTGCTGCCGTCCGGCTCTCATTGATGAACATTCCCTTGACTGCCTCTTTTATCATCTCGCAATGGGTCTTTTCCTCCTCTGACTGTGGCGGTGTGCTTTCGATCATGCGGTCATAGACTTTGTCAATCGCCCCTGCAATCAGTTCTCTCCAACCTTTGCCCTTTTCCCCGATTAACTGGTTTTCAATGTCCTCAAATCGGTTTCCGTGTCCTGCTGCTACGATGCGGATGTCCTTTTTGCCCTTTGCTGCAATCAGAATCAAATCGTCATCGTATGCCTCCATGTAATAGTCAAATTTTGCATCGAAATTCTCTCTCGGATTGATGATGATTTCCGGCTGACTGTTTCCCTCCGTCTTGATACTCACTCCGATGTATTTCGCATCCTTGATTTTCGCATTGATAAATTCTGCCTTTAATGTGCTTTTGTTCATGCTGCTCCTCCATTCACTAATCTGTTGAGTAACTGTTCATACATGGTCTTGTATGTGTCTCTTTCTGTCTGCAATCGGATTGTCTCCTCTGATGATGCTGTGTTTTCCGGCTTTACATTTGCCTTTTCTTTCAATTCCTGCTCCATCGCTTGAATCTTGTTGCGATAGAGTTCGATTTCCTCCTGTTGATTCTTGATTGTCTCATTGTATTTCTTTGAGGTTTTCATGCTGCTGTCAAGCTGCAAGGAAATCATGAGAGCGATGTCGATGTTCTCCATCTCTTTGTCTGTACACTCCCCGATATACGTTCCGATGCGTTCTGTTGATACCGAATAGACCTGTTCACACAAAACGGTGCTTGGTCTGCCCGTCGATCTCACTGTCACATGCGTCGGAAGATCTGTTTTCGGCTGTGTGGTCATATATACAATTTCAACGACATTACTGTTCTCATTGTTCTTGTTATTGCTCACAATGACCGCCGGACGGTCGGAGTGCTGCTCGCCCCCGCTATACGATGCCCCCCCTCTGCTGATATAGAACATTTCGCCTCTCTTGATGTTATCCATCACAATTCCTCCTTTTTTATCACTCTATACAGTCTTTTTGCCTTGATATATTCCTTGTATTCTTCATCGGTCATCATCACAATATTTGTTTTGTCCTTTATATCTTCCGTAAACTGTTCTTTGCTTTTTCCGTACACATCCGCACCAAAAATCCGCAGATGTTTAACTAAAGTCTTTCCTCTGATGATTCCCTCTCTGATAATTTTTCCGTCCTCCGTTTCTGTGTCCTCAAATCTTTTCAATGTGTAATTCAGCGAGAACTCCATTGCTGCCAAAATCGGGTCTTTTATCTCTGTCATTCTACGCCTCACCGTCTTTCATGAGTTTGGTTGCCATGATGCAATATCCGTCCTCAATTCCGGTGTAGTCCTCAAGAATATACGTCACAAGCACCTTGACCATGCGTCCGGTGTTCTTCCCGTCTGCAAATTCCATCATCTCAAGAATGTCGCCTTTTTTATAGCCTCTGTCATTCTTCTGGAGTTCAAATGTTTTGATTCCGTTTGCCACATCATCGAAATAAGGCTTTGCAAGGCGTATCTGATGCACTTTCTGTCCGGTCTCCTGTGTATCTGACGGGAGACTCTGCATCTTCTCCTCCTGCTCCATCTCACGGAGTTTTTTCTTTGTCTCACGGTCGATTGCATCCTGCTCCTCTGAATATCTCTGCTCGTCGGTCTTGTACGCCTCCGCACGGTTGTTGTACTGGTCGCATGAGGTACATGTTCCGGTCTTGACATTGCATGTCTCATATTCGGTGCAGGAATAGCAAATGGATGTGATTCCCTCCGGATGCGGTGTCTCGTAATCGTCGCCCGCTCTTACTTCCGGAGGATTCATGCTGCTTTCTGCTGTGTCGGATTCTGACACCTGCTGCCCCGCTGCTTTCGCTTCTTTCATGTCTTTCACTTCTTTATGTGTCAGTTCTCCGGTCTCTGCGAATTTTCCCAGTGCCTCACGCTGCTCGTCCTCTGTCATTCCGCTCAATTCATAAGCTGCGGAGAATGTGAGACGTTCTTTCTTGAGTTCTTCCCTCCATTCCGGAATCAGATTGTTGTTGACTGCCTCAATCTGTGCAATCTTCGTTTTGCTCATGTGCAGCATCGAGGAAATCACATCTCTCAACCGTCCAGATTGCAGGTCATATCCCTTGATTTTTTTCCCTGCTGCTTTCATACGCTCAAGAGATGCCTTGAGGCGTGTTTCCTCCTCGATCATGTCAGAAATGGTCTTTGTACGGTATGCGTTGGCGATGATGATTTCAACCTGCTCCTCGTCATCATCCTGCGGTGTGGTCAATTTACTTGTTGCCAGTTCAAAGTCTTTATATCCCTTTGATACGAGGTACTTGAGAGCCTCCCATCGTCTTTCACCTGCGACGATTCTGTATTCGCCCTTTTCGCATGGTGCATATACGAGTTCGAGGTTCTGTTTCAAACCGGACAGGAGGATATCTCCTGCCAGTTCTTCGATGTCCTTGACACTGTAAAAATTCATGGTGTTGCGGTACATCTTGAAAATCGAAATGTCCTTTGTCCGGAATCTCGCTCTCGGAGATTCGTCAATTCCTGCTTTGCTGTTTTTGTTGAGTGCGTCTTTGACGCTGAATCCTGCTGCCATCTGTTCACCCTCCTGCTGTTACTCTGTGAGTTTCTGTTTTTTTGTCTCGGTACGTTCGACGTTGATTTCGCCCTTGCTATTCTGCGAAATAGAGGCTTTCACGCCTCCACGGAGGTTCAATGTGACCTTTGCCAGTCCTCCGGTGTAAATCTCCTCGACCGCTGCCTTGAGAATCTTCACAATTCCCTCTCCGCATCTCTTGTCCGGTGCTGCTGCCTCTCCGAACAGTGCAGCGACGTTCTGCATCGCCTTTTCTTTCCTCTGTTTCTCTTTCTGATATTCAACTGCATCCGGACAATTACATGTCATGGTTGCCTGTTCCTCTGCCTGTGCTGCTGTCAGTTCTTCGTCTGCCTCAATCTGCGTCATTTGACCGCAGAATCTGCATTTTGCTGTTTTCACAATATTTCCCATGCGTTTTTCCTCTCTTTCCGGTCTCATGCGACCTCATGCAAAATAATTTTTCTGAATATGCTCTCGAATATTGGAACGGCGATGCTGTTTCCTGCTTGGTCGTATAATGCTTTGTAATACTTCCCGTTTCTTTTCTGCACCGCTTTCGCCCTGTCGAAATCCTCGTCCGTGTACCCCATCAACCGCCAACACTCACGCTCAGTCAAATAACGATAGCGTCCATCGCCTCGGTCGATGACCTGTGCGGGTGTCCGGTCTTGTCTCGTTGTGATGGTATATGCACATTCTTTGATAACCGTCGCCCTGCGGATGCCTTTTTCTCCGATACATGCAAGGACGGACGGTTGTGTCACGTTGTAAACATCCGGAACACTTGCATCGTCCTCAAGAAACTCCTGCAAATTACGCATCGGCGTTCTTATGAGGTCATCAAATTCAAATTTTTCTCCATTCAGAGCAGAAACTGTGAACACTCGCTCTCTCGCTTGTGGCAATCCGAACTCTCTTGCATCCAGTACCTCAAAATTATTCGTATATCCCAATCGCTCCATTTCAACCATGTATCTGTCAAAATTCGGTCTCATGTACTTTGATTTCACATTCTTCACGTTTTCCCATATCACATAACGAGGTCGCCATTCGCCCATATTCTCAATGATATGTATTGTCTCCCACATGAGAGAGGAACGTGTTCCGCTCCCCTCGTCTGAACCTTTGCCTCGGTTGATTCTGCCCTCTCCTGTCGCCTTTCCTTGATGTCCTGCAATGCTCATGTCTTGGCAAGGTGAGCCATGAATCAGAATGTCCGGTTTCAGATTCCATCCGACAACCGTTTGTGTTTTATATGCCAGTTCCTCACGGAACATTGAATTGTACGAACGCACCGCCTTTTCATTGATTTCCACATAGTCGATTGCTTTTGTCGGAATGTTCAAATTTCTCAAGGCACATCGAGGCGACCCAATCCCTCCGAATAACTCAAGGATTTGTATTGTCTCGTTTTCCATGCCTTACCCCTCCATTTCCTTGAGTAACTCATGTACAACGCATCTGTAATCTTGAGACACGATTCCACGCTTTGAAAATTTCGGGAGTGGTATCATTGCCGTTGTTGATTTCTCCGCAACAATGGAACGGCGAACCGGAGTGACAAACATGTCAAATCCGGATTCTGCTTTCAACCACTCCTCAACCTCAAGAGATGTCTTGTTTTTCTGTCGCATTGTCATGAGTGCCTTGATTCTCAAGTCCGGATTGATGTCTCTCAAGTCCTCAATCTGCTCCTCAAGGTTCTGCAATGCCTCGATTTCATATCCCCCGACCTTTACCGGAGCAATAATGAGTTCTGTTGCAATCAGAATGTTAATGACCACCATGTCAAGCAGTCGACCACAATCGCAAATGCAATAATCGTATGCGTCCGCTACCTCCTCCAACGCCTCACGCAATCGTGTGACTTGATTGTCCTCTGACTTGAGCAGCAAATTCATGTCCGTCTGCATGAGATAGCCATTTGCCGGAATGATGTCAACGTGCGAATATTCCGTCGGGCGAATCAGATCACTCGTTTTGTATGTACCGCCGACACATTCATGTTTCTCAAGCAGCTCACTCATTCCGATTCCGTCCGGTTCAAATACTCCGAACGTCTTTGATGTATCGCCCTGCGGGTCTCCATCTAACACAAGCACTCTTTTCCCCTGCTCCTCGCCCAACATATAAGCGATTGAATCGGATGTCGTCGTTTTCCCGATTCCTCCCTTTGGTGACATCACTGCAATAATTCTCATGTTGATTCCTCCTGTTATTGTCCTGTTATTTTATTTTCCCGTCCTTGAGGATGCTGTTGTTCGGGATGCTCATGTTCAGACTTCTCTCCCTGTGTGCTGAATCCGACAAATTCAGATATTCCTCAATAACCTTGATTGCCTCCTCTGCTGAATAGCAGGTTGCAACAAAATGTCCGGCTGCTGCCATGTCTGCAAGGAACTCTTTCTGTGTCTCCTGCTGCCTGTTGTTGCCGAATTTCATCTCGACGAACAACCCGCAGTATGAACCTTTCGGATATGGGAGTTGTAAGTCGGAAACGCCCGCCTTGACACCCATCTGTTTGAATTTCACCGCCTCCGCTCTGTTCCTGCTGCCTCCATTCGGCACATGGAACAACCACTTCAATTCCGGATAACGGTTCATGTTCCATCCCGCCCATGACACGACGTTGATTTGCTCCGTGTCCTCACTTCGTTTCGCATATCTCATGTTCATTTGCTTTCGCCTCCTCTTTGCACATGTCATAATATTCGCAGAACAGACGCACATGTTTGCAGTCCTTGACCTTGAGCATGTGTCTGATTTTCTCAATGATTTCTCCTGCCCTCACTTTCCGACCACCTCCTCAATCTCTTTCATCCTCTGCATGATTGCACTGTTGTACGAATACACATACACTCCGTTGCTCCACAAATGTTCCCTTGCACCTTTTTCACCGTAGTTGTACGCTGCAAGCGCATCCTGCACCGTGCCGTATTTCTTGAGCAGGTATGAGAGGAAATCAATCCCAACCCTCACATTTTGATACGGATTCATGAGGTCGGTGCATCCTAACCTCTGCATCCGGTCGGTGTGCCATTTCTCATATATCTGCATATATCCCTTTGACCGCCCGCCGTCTCCGACCTTGTCAAATTCATATCCGGATTCATGCTCTATGAGTGCCAACGCAAGGGCATACGGAACGTCATTTTGCTTGCACAGGCATCTTGTGTATATCTGCATTTTCTCCGGAAAATAGCCTTTATCTGCATACTGCTCCGGCAGGTCATAATATATGAACCCCTCAAGATCACAACTGCCCCAGTCCTCGGACATGGTGTCAAAAACCTTGTATTTGCTTTCGGTCTCCTCTGCCGTCTGCACGATTGTTTCCGGATTCTGCACCGTTTCCGCATGTGTCGTCTCCTCCTGCGTTGTCTCCTGCTGCCTCTCCTCGATCTGCTCCGGCTTTTTGCTGCCGAACACTGCCACGCACAACACTGTCACAACTCCTGTGACCACGATCACACGAAACGTATTACGTCGCCTTGCTCGTCTTGCCCGTCTTTTCCGTCTTTTCACCTTGCAGCCTCCTTTTTCTCATTCGTGCATGTATGTAAAACATGCAATTAAAATTGTTGTAGTACACGTTTGCGTTCGTGAAATCCATGTCCGGATACCACTTTCCCAAAATCTCCGGAATTGAATCCCTGTCTTTGACCATTCCATCAACAAATGAGCCTATTTTTTTATAGCTGCCTCCTGCTGCCGGACGTTTGGAATGTACGACCTTGATTCGTGGGTCTCTCAATCCCTGCGAACTGTTCCATCTCTTTTCCGACGGAACACGGTTCTTTTCTTCGACGATATAGTTCGCCATGCCAGACAGACCATTTTCATCCGTCTGCAATCTACGAACCTCATTCCTGCTTGACTGTTTCCAACATGATTCAACCGTCTCCATGTCCAACGCACCGTCCATGACAATGTGATGATGCCATCTGATTTCCGCATCCGGATTGTATGCGGTCACATAGACATATTTTGCGTTCGGGAGACCCCTCTTTTTCCTCTGATAGTTGATGCGTCGGATGTACTTTTGCACATTCTTGATTGCTGCATCCACATCCCCGTCCGGTGGGAGGTGTGCGTCATCATAGGTCAACGTCATCCAAATATCACGATCACTGAAATTCTCATTGATTAACCTCTCAACGTATTTCCGTGCGTTCTTGTCATTCAGATTCTTTTGAGCCTTGTTATTGTCTTTCTTGATAGTTCTCCCCTCCGGAGGTACTTCATCCATACTCCGGAACTGCGGGTATATCTCAATCTCAAACTGATCTCCTGCGGTTATCTCTTTCAAGGCATATACAACTTTCTTTCTGTGTTGGAACAGGTTCTCAATGAACCATTCGTGCATTTCCTCCAACGATTTGTTATATGCTGCCTCATAATCATACGGGATGAACTGCATCCTTTTTTTTCTTGCCATCTGACACATGCCTCCTATATAGGTTTTCGTAGACTTGTTATTATCTATTACAAGGACGCTCAAACCTCCGAAAACCCTGTATTTTCACGACTTCTCCGGTCGTTTTCGAGTTGCTTTTTCGTGTCAGATTTGCTATAATATCTTTTTAGTGATAGCGACTGACACAATCAGTCAAATCAAGGACGACCACTGCAATGGTTGTCCTTTTTCTTTTGTTCTCATGCTCCTGCTTTATGTATGCCCCGCCACCGTGACGGGGCGTTTTTATTAAACGGCTGCAACTGCCTCTTTCTGTTCCCATCTGCGACGCTCCTCTGCTTTTCCCGCTGCCTTACCCTCGGCATACGCAGACATCACCATAATGGTCATTGATTTTCCCTCAAGGTCGTCAATATTCATGAATTTTTCTGCCATGCTCTCAATCACTGCCTTTTTCTCATTTCTTGTCATTTCTCAACACCTCCTCGGATTCGCTCAATCTCTTTTTCTATGTTCTTTCCGGAATAATCTGCAAGCAGTTTTTCCGAAATGTGATACGTCCAAATTGAGGACATCTGCACCGCCGTTCCTATCGGGAGTTTTCCCTGTTGCATTGCTACCCTCACAAATTGCGGTGACACATTGAGGATTGCTGCTGCCTCTGTCGGCAATATTCGTCCTATATCCATCTTGATTCCTCCTGTTGGTGGTTCTCTCGGTCTTTTCATCCCGTCCACCTGCTTTCCGGCATTGTCTACCGTGTTGATGCTTTTCGCCTTAAAAATCATCGAAAACCTGTTGACTGACCATGCACTTTCTAGCAGGTGCGACCGCTGCCATGTTTCCCACGGTATCGCTGACGCTGTCTTTCGGCTTGCCATCGTCAGAGTGTCGGTTGCCGTCCGAACACTGACGGGGCGACTGTTGCCCCGTTTCGGCTTTAGTAAAATGAATCCCTCTGCATTTCGTCGTCAACTTCTTTCGGTATCTGGATAGGCTCGAAATCATCGTTTTTCTCGTTCCAATAATCAAATAACTCTTTTATGTACTGGTTCAATGTCTCTGCATTGCTCATTTCTGTTCCTCCTGCTCTTTCTTGTCCTGCTACATCTCCTGCCATATAATAAATGTGCAACCATTCTCAAATGACAGGAGGTGAAATGCTGTGGACGATTATGAAAATTTGTATAAGGATGTCAGCAATCAGAATGTTGACACCGCCGAACTTGAGCGTCGTAAAAAAGAACGTTATCAAAACCGTTTCAATTATTACAATAGTGTTGTTGCAACCCTCGCTTTGATTCTTTCGATTATCGGTATAATCTTAGGATTAAACTGATAATTGACAGGATAATCGCTAATGTTGAGCAGATTGCGGGCATCCATTTAATAATTTTTATTTTCATGGGTGTCTGCTGCTCCTCAAGTCTCTCCTCTGCCTCCGTTTCAAGCTGTTTCTTTGCAATCGTAACTTTCGCAGCTACGTTCTGACTTCTTGAGACAATTTCAATCTCTGTCATGTTCAAATCTAATTTTTCATACACATTCAAGGTCTCTTTCATTGCCTCTTTGATTTTTGTTCTTCTTATTTCCTCCACTGTTTCACCTCCTTGTGTTGTCCTTGAATACATAATATG